AAGTAATCAACTCTAACCACTCCTCTTAGCAGGACATGTCGTGTCCGTCAGAAGTTATCGCTATAACTCGCTAATGAGTGCTCTGGAGGGAGTTACCCGCCAGGCCCGTCGTCCCTGGAGTGGAACGAAAGTTCGATAAATACACTCCCTTGATAAGGAAGTTGGGTCTGGACGCTAGGTGTACGCTCGGTCAAAGGATCCCGTTATAGAGATCGTTCGGGTTCGCCGTAGAAGGCTTACCTGCGCGGGGAAACCTGCGTAAGGGAGCGTCGGCGTCATCACTGACGGTCGACGGACTCGTCCTTTCCTCTACTCGGGAAGCAATCCTTTGTAGGTCCCCTGGGAGGTTGAGGTGTCCAAGCCATAATTCTCGGATTACGTTCCTTTTGGCAGTTTACCAAGAGGGGCTTTAGCGATAAAGCCAGCTTGGCGGACAAAATCGCATCCTGCGAGTCCGTTAAGGGGGTCGCTCCCCACGTAACCGGGAGGGGGTGGTGTAAGCACTACTTCAGTCCCAGGATAACCTAATTTAGGGTATCCACCCCTAACCCTCTACCAAGAGGTGCCTGCGGCCCCTTCACCGCTCATCAAGAAGTGAAGGTAAACCGAAGTGGACCGCCCCCCCGATCAAATTACTCATGTAAATGATTAAACTCTTAAAAACTTTAGCGATTACTCGCCGTGGTCTAGTAGGAGTTGGGAAGGTGCGATCTTGGCAGCCAGATTTAAAAGTCTGGCACCGTATGATGGGCCCGCTGGTGAGCGTGGTCCGTCTAACGGTAGGGAAGGTGACTAAAGACCGTATCGTATCAATTGTTCCATTCGCTAAGCTGTGTGCCCGGTTAGCAAAACATCGAGGTGCTAAGGGAGTTGGGTTGTATTTAAAAGTATGTAATGTACTCGTACTTCACGCCTTACCTGGTTCTAAGATGAAATCCGGGAGTCGCGAAATTGGGAAGGTAGCCATTGCGGTGAGTTCCGATGGTTTGCCAAGGTGTATACCGAAGCGCCATCGAGCCCTCATTCGTAACGGGGATATTCTCATAACGCGGTTATGGTTGACCCTATTTGGTCTCTATCGGGTAATACCCTTTAAGGGCTATCTTAAGGTTTCAACTATCACCGATCCTGGTGTTGCAATCCCGCAAATATTGTTCAAAGGCTTTGCTAAGTTTATCCGAAAGGTATTCTTTCCATTGCTGGAGACGATGTACGACGAGGGGAGTCTCATCGGGGTCGACCCTGCATCATTGAAGCCCGTTCCCTTGTCCCTAACTACTACGGGATCCAACTCTGGTCCTTTGACCGAGTTCGCTGGATATACCGACGTCCCAGGGCGTCACCGTACGAAGCGGATCGGCTCTGTGAGCAGTTTTGGGGCGCGGGGTGGTGCGGCGTGGGCTTGGTTATCCGGAGCCTGGGGGGATTTCCCTGTGGAATTTCCTTAATGCGATGGAGAGCCAAAACATGACGTTATCATTCTGGCGAACAATCGAGTCCGAAGCAGAGTGCTTCCCGCAGTCCGCTGCGCGGGGGGCTCGCCAGGGTAAGATTGCGACCAAAGTGGAGCCAGCTGGGAAAGTGCGCGTGTTTGCTATTGTCGACTACTGGACGCAATGCGCCCTTAAGCCGTTGCATGATTTTGTGTTTGAGGTGTTACGTTCTATCCCACAAGATGGGACGTTTCATCAAGAGCGGCCCGTTCGAGAGCTTCTGAAAAGGGCTCCGAAGGGTGCGGTGTTTCATTCATTTGATCTCTCTGCAGCGACGGACAGGTGTCCTGTTGCGCTCCAAGAGTTGGTAGTGGCCGTGATATTCGGCGTTACGTACGCTGCTGCTTGGCGTGAGCTGCTCGTAGGAAGGGATTACCATGTGCCCAAAGCTCGACGGGAGCCAGGAAAGCTTCCTAGAGTCGTACGGTATGCGGTGGGTCAGCCTATGGGTGCTTACTCCTCGTGGGCGGTATTTGCGCTTACGCATCATGCAATTGTGCAGTTTGCCGCTTATCTAGCGGGACATAAGGGTTGGTTCAAGCTTTACGCTTTACTGGGAGACGACATCGTCATTGCTGACGTTGCCGTTGCAAACCGGTATCAACGTTTATGTAAGTGGCTGGGTATGGGTATCGGTATTTCCAAATCCATGGTGAATGACAATTTATCATGTGAGTTTGCAAAGAAAGTATTCGTGCAAGGTAAGGAC